TGCTACAGATGCCGCGCGAAGCGTGGCAGAAATGAATCGTGCGAACGTATTTAAAATAGGAGCTGAAGCCGCCAAGGCCAGCTCAATGAACGAAGTGATACGAAAAGAATGGGGCCTCGGTGATGGCAAACAGCCGTACATGCATCCAAAGTATGGGGACCATTGGATTAAAAGACTGGACAAGTTGTACGATGTGTTTAAGCAAGGTGTATCGCCAACTGTGAAGCGAAAAGCGATGCAAAACAAAAATGTTCCCGATGCATACAAAAAAAGGGGTAAGGTGCCTTACTGGGCAGTTGTAGGAGAAGATGAATGAGAAACATAAAAGGCTTTAAGCCGCGCGGAATGAAAGGTAAGAAATCTAGTCGCCCAACTGGTAGGCCAGTACGTGGACGCGGCGGATATCGGGCATAGCTTTCTTTTCCGTGGCATGTGCAAGACGCCGTTTCTACGGAAGATGGAAGACGGGCGGGAGCTTGTGCTCCCGTGCGGGAAATGTCTTGCGTGTCGAATACGACGACGATCAGTCTGGACGATTCGACTACTACATGAGAATGCTGCGCATGAACAATCGAGATTTATCACGCTTACGTATAGGGAGGAAACGCTTCCAAAAAGAGGTGACGATGCCCGTGGGATTTTGGTCAAATCTGATTTTCAGAATTTCTTCAAAAGGTATCGTAAAATACGAGGTAAGATAAAATACTATGCATGTGGAGAATACGGTTCACCGGGTGAAGGGACGAGCAGACCGCATTATCATGCGATCATCTTTGGTGATGCACCATCCACTGGAGATGTGGAATCTATTTGGGGTCTTGGACGATGTGATGCCGATATCGTCAACGGACGAAGTATTGCTTACGTCGCTGGTTACGTATCAAAAAAGCTTGGTTTGCGTGACTACACGACTGCGGATTCGAGGCCACCACACTTTCAAATCTCGAGTCAAGGTTTGGGCCTTAAATGGGCGCAAGAAAATGTTTATGAAATTCTCTCAGAGGGCGCAATCTTGCGTGGAACGCAACGCCTGCCTATTCCCCGAGCCTATTTACAGATGTATGATGAGGCTTTTCCTGATGAAGCCGAAGGCTTTAGGTCGCGGCAGATATTTGAATCTGATCTTGCGTTATCAGAAAGAATTCTTGGTGTCATGCCTGAAGGAGGCGGACGGTCATGGGCCCAATTAAGTCCTGACGAAAAAGATGAGGCTTTATACCGGTTGCAACAAGCCGGACATACGTACGACTTGCACTTAAGGTTAAAGCAAAATTTGTACAAGGAAGGGAGATTATGAAGATACTGAAGAAAATTTCTGGCAAGCTGACTAGTTTTGCATCAATGCTAGTAGCAGAGGCTGAGAAGAGCGTAACGAATGAAAAGTGGACGCTTTTTAGATTTTACGATGCCAATATCAAAAGGTGGTCGCCGGTATACTGCGCTTTCTCGTTAAACGCAGTGCAAGACGAAATGAATGAGCTAACGAAGAAAATGCCGAAGCGTGCCTTTGCTTGCGAAATCCTTGGGGAATGGGTGGATGGCGGATTTTTAAAAAATGCCGACATTCCAATAAAAGCTTACATTGGGGACGAATATGAAAACATCGGGTAAGTATCAGAAGCCGGTACAGACTTTCGAGAACTTAGACAGGCTGCCGATAAGGCACTCTGGTTTCGACTTGAGCCATCGTCATACGACTACGTTTAATATGGGTGAAGTGATCCCCATCGGCTTGCTGGAAGTTATTCCAAACGATTCCTTCGATCTTGGTGCAGAGGCCGTGTTAAGGATGCAGCCGCTTGTGGCTCCGATTCTGCACCCTGTTCATTTGAAAGTACAAGCATTCTTCTGCCCTAACCGGATACTCACACCCAGTGAGACAAATTTTTGGGAAGAATTTATTACTGGTGGCGATCAGGGAACAATCGTAAGAACGCTGCCGGTATTCGAATCTGATACTCAAGGTGCTCTTTCTGCGAACTTGGGAAGCTTGTTCGATAGGTTTGGTTGCAATCCGTTGCATGACGGTTCTGCAACCAATCTTGCGAATTCAGTTTGTCCGTTGCTATACCCGTGGTCAATGTATGCAAAGATGTGGAACGACTGGTTCAGGGTTCCGGGGATTCAGGCAGAGGTAGATATTGAAACGGGATATTTTATCCGCCCGTTTTATCAGAACTGGCCACGTGATTATTACACGTCTGCGCTCCCTTTTTTGCAGCGCGGTACTTCTCCGAGCCTGCCTGTTTTGGGGACCATTTCTGCGTCATCTACGTCGAATTCGACGTTTGGGTTTGCAGGCTCCTACGTAGATTCGGCTGGTGGTAATAAGCCCGGGTTTGGTGAATATGCTAATCAAGCCTCACTGCCAACTGCCGATCAGGCTGATATGGACGCGTTTCTTGATAATGGTGGCTCTGTAGGTACCACGACGACAACGACGGTGACCCCCACATTGTCTACGGTCGACACGAAGCAAATTCGTTTGGCTTTTCTTTATCAAGCTTTCCTAGAGCGCATGGCTAGGGGTGGCGCCCGCTACGCGGAAATGCTCCCAAATATTTGGGGCGCACGTCCGCTGGACCAACGGCTGAACCGTGTTGAATTCATAGGCGGTTTCACTGCGCCGTGGTTGACCTCTGAGGTGCTGCAAACTGCTCCACAGACAGATAACGGCACAGCAGGGAACACAACTGTGCAGGGGACGATGGCAGGCCACGGCATTAATCTTGCTCAAGGTAACTTGGGTAAATATCGTGTAGATGAGCATGGTTGGATAATGATAACGGCTGTCGTCTATCCGGATTCTGCGTACCAAAATGGAATGCCTCGGTCTCTTCTGCGAAGAACTAGGGAAGAATTCCCTTCGCCTATGTTTGCAGGTCTCAGCGAGCAGGAGATATTCAATGCGGAGCTGTATAACCAGACTATTGCAACTGACCCAACTGGCTCAATCGGTCGAACTCCTTTTGGGTATACGGGGCGATATAACGAAATGAGGTTTCAGCCGAATATAGTTTCAAGTGAGATGCGGACTACATTGGACTATTGGCACCTCGGTCGTAAATTTAGCGCCCTGCCTACCTTGAACAGCGATTTTATTAATATGGAATCGGACGACGACTCGAACAACCTACGGCGAATTTTCGCCGTGCAAAATGTGCCGGGTATTATCGGTACGTTTGGCCTTAAGGTACACGTACGGCGACCGATTCCGTTTATCGCCGTTCCCGCGCAATTAGGAGGCGCATAATGGAAACTGTGAATCAGACAAACTATCAAAGCAAAGAAGGTCGAAAGACTAGAGGGCCGAGCTTAACGCAGCTTGCTGAGTATCAGCCGTTAGGCAAGATGCTGAACAATCTTACGATCGCGGGATTGAATGCGAGTGCCCGGCAAGCTTTGGAGTACTATGATGGCAATGTTGATGAGCCGATTGACATTCCTTTACTGCCCAGACACATATCGCCTGATCCGGTAAGTGTTTACGAGGCGGCAAAATACTTTCAAGAACAGAAAGTGAAAATTGAGACTCGGGTTCGTGAAGAACACGAGAAAAATGTTCAGAGGCAAATTCTTGCTGAGAAAGAACGAGTTGAAAAACTCAAAAAAGACGGCGGAGCTCCGCCGTCTTAGGGTGCAGGGTTTCACCCTGCGAGTCGGTGGGGGCGATACCCCACCCGGCCGACGGCCGGAACACTTAAAAGGCCCGACAGGGCCTTTTCTATTACATAGGCCGCTCAAGCGGCCGATAAATAAAAGATAACATCGAGCGAAGCGAGGAATCTTAATTGCGCGAAGCGCAGGGGGGTTCGGGGGGAGCCCCGCGAGGCACCACAGGGCCCAAGTCGTCGCGGACGTACAAGCGCACGGAGTGAAACGTTAAGTAGCGAAGTACAATAGCGGACAGACTAGGCCCATGTGCTTCGAGCGGGGTTCCCCCCGAAACATAACACAATATAAACCGAATAGGTTACTATACACCCCCTCCCGTATACGGGAGGGGGTAGGGGGTGGGTGCATATATTTCTCTTGTCTAATATATGCTACGTGACACCATACCAACAAGTAGGTGTCACTTTTTCTGGACACCAGAAAATAAAAACTGTATAATATACTTATGGATTATTCAGTACTAGGTGGAGCCGCCCTTGGTGGCTTGGGCTCCGTCTTTAATAATGAGAGAAATATTGGTTTCATGAAAGAGGCCCAAGATTACAACAAATGGGCACAGCAAAAAACGTGGGAACGCGAGGACAACGCGACTCAAAGGCGCGTGGCTGATCTTAAGGCCGCAGGCCTACATCCCACTCTAGCGGCAGGAAATGCCGCTCAGGCGGGTTCGCCCACGAAAATCGACCCGGTGGCTAGCTCTGACGCTTTAGGCACCGAGGGGATGATTTCAGGCTCTACCAGAGCTGCACAGACGCAGCAATCTATCGCTGCTACAGATGCCGCGCGAAGCGTGGCAGAAATGAATCGTGCGAACGTATTTAAAATAGGAGCTGAAGCCGCCAAGGCCAGCTCAATGAACGAAGTGATACGAAAAGAATGGGGCCTCGGT